AAAATGAATCTGAAACTATTACTTTTACTACTTCTATAGATTCTGGTGTTGTTGTAAGACCTGGATCGGTGATTGAGGTAAACGATCCAGTAAGAGCAGGGGCTAGAAGAGGTGGTCGTGTTGTATCTGCGACAACAACTGCAATAACCATAGATGCAGAATCAGAAACAACTTTACCTGCTTTAAATGATAATCCTACAATCAGTATTGTTTTATCCGACGGAACTATTGAATCTAAAAGTATATCTGACATTACAGGAGCAGTCTTAACAGTAAGTTCTGCTTTTTCTTCCGCACCAAATGTTAATGCACCTTACGTTATATCAAGTACAACTCTTCAAACACAGTTATTCAGAGTCATACAAGTTGAAGAACAAGATGATATTAATTATGTAATTACAGCTTTGACTTATGTTGAAGGTAAATATGCATTTATAGAAGATAATACATCTCTTCCTGTTAGAAATATTTCATTATTAAATGCACCTGCATCACCCCCAAGTAACCTTACCGTTACAGAAAAAACAGTAGTTATTAATAGTATTGCCAGAAGTAAATTAATAGTAGATTGGCAACCTGTACAGGGAGTGACTCAGTACTTGGTCAATTATAAATTTGAAGATAATAATTATGTTTCACAGGTAGTATTCAGTAGTGATTTTGAACTTTTAGATACAAAGAAAGGCACATATACTATTGAGGTTTTTGCATATAATTTATCTCTTGAATTATCAGCTAATGCTGCTACAACTACATTTACGGCAGTTGGTAAAACTGCTTTACCAGAAGATGTGACTAATTTAACTATTGAACCTATCAATGAACAATTTATAAGACTTAGATTTAAACAGGCAACTGCTATTGATGTTTTACATGGTGGTCGTGTTTATGTAAGACATACAAATCAAACAGGAGGTAGTGCAACTTTTCAATCTTCACAGGATATTATAGAGGCTGTTGCAGGTAATTCTTCAGAAGTCATTGTTCCTTCTTTGGCTGGTACATATTTATTAAAGTTTCAAGACGATGGTGGCAGATTCAGTGAGAACGCAGCAAGTGTAACGATTTCTGGTGTAAATATTGTAGATTCCATTACTGTCAAAACTGATAGAGAAGATACTGATGGTACACCTTACAACGGAGCAAAATCCAATGTTACTTTTGATTCTACTCTTGGTGGATTAAAACTTACAGACCCATCTTCAAATGCTAGTGGTACTTATGACTTTGTAGATACTCTTGATCTAGGTGGTACATTTTCTCTTACTTTAAAAAGACATTTTCAAGGAGAAGGTTTTTATGTAGGAGATGAGTTCGATAATAGAACAGATAATATAGATACCTGGACAGATTTTGATGGAACGGTTGCTAATGATGCCAATGCAAAAATAGCAGTAAGAACTACAACTGATAATCCCAGTAGTTCACCTACATATACATCATTTAATGATTTTGCAAATGGAACATTTAAGGGCAGAGGTTTTCAATTCAGAATTACTTTAGAGACTGCTGATGTTGCACAGAATATGAACTTACAACAGGCAGGATACACAGCTACTATGCCTTCTAGGACTGAACAGTCATCTGTCATAGCATCTGGAGCAGGAGCAAAAGCAGTAACATTTACAGCACCATTTTTTGTTGGAACGTCTGCACTTGGCAATTTAAATAGCTTTTTACCTTCTGTTAATATTTCTCCTCAGAATATGGGTACTAAAGAGTTTTATGAACTTACAAATATATCTGGTACTGGTTTTACTGTTCACTTTAAAAACGAGAGTGGTGGTAGTATTGATAGGAACTTTACCTACAGTGCTGTTGGTTTCGGCAAAGGAGGGTAACATGGAGGAAAATAGTTATTAACTATGGCTGACGTAACAAATTATACAATAGAAAATGCCTCTGGAGCTAACGTCCGTATTGATTTAAATGCTGTCTTTGCTGCGATCCAATCAAGTAATTCTAAATCCAGTGATTTAGCTTCAAGTCAATGTGTTGCTGGTATGCCTTTTCTTAATACCACTACAAATATTTTAAAGATAAGAAATAGTTCTAATGGTGGTTTTACAGAAATAGGGAATATAGATCAAGCTAATTTAGGTTTATTATCTAAGGCTGGTGGTACGATGACAGGTGCTTTTCTTGCTGATGATGCGGGAACAGCGAGTGCTCCTGCTATAAGTTTCGATACAGATACAGATTTAGGTTTGTTTAGAAAATCTGCAAATGTAATGGGATTTTCTTCCAGTGGTACAGAAAGACTGATAATGGATGCTAATGGATTGACGTTACAGGCACAGAATGATCTTAGATTTGCCGATGCTGATAGTAGTCATTACGTAGGATTTCAAGCACCATCTACAATTTCATCTAGTCTAACTTGGACTTTACCTTCTGCGGATGCTTCTGTTGCTGGTTATGCTCTTGTCTCTGATGCATCTGGTACATTAAGTTGGGCTGCTGCTGGAGCAGGAGCACAGGGTGGAGGATCAGATGAAATTTTTTGGGAAAATGACCAAACCATTACGCAAAATTATTCGATAACTAATGGCAAGAACGCAGGAAGTTTTGGCCCTATAACTATCCAAAGCGGAGTCACCGTTACAGTTGGTTCTGGAGAGACATGGACTGTAGTATAAAAGTGTATATAATAGATTTATGAGCCAGATAAAAGTCAATTCAATTGTTCCTGTCGGTGGTCTACCAAGTGGTGCGACTGGTGGTGGAATAATACAAGTCGTTACTACATTTAAAAATGATGGCTTTTCGACTAGCTCAACAAGTTTTGTTGATATTACTGGTTTTAATGTAACAATAACACCTCAATCCAATACAAGTAAAATCCTTATAATGTCTTGCTGCTCAATGAACCATGATAATGCTAGTGGTATGTTGCGAATGAACTTGCTTAGAGGTTCGACAAATATTGCAGAACCCTCTGTCAGTGATAGCTTTAGCTCCACTCACTCAAGTCATTTCGGTTCAGAAACAAATGGTTTGTTTAATTGGAATTATTATTTTATTGATTCGCCAGCTACAACAAGTGCAGTTACCTATAAATGGCAATTAGCTAATATAGCTGGAACGTGCAAAATCAATGGTAGAGCTTCAGGAACAAATATGGCAAGTACTGGAAGTGTAACAGCAATGGAGCTTACAAACTAATGGATCACGAAGCAATAAGAAAAGCCTACCCAAGCGTTGTAACTATTGATGATAGCGGACTTATATTGGATGCTTCTGGTAGTAATGTTTCTGTAGAGCAGTCAAAAATTAATGCTGCAAGAGTAGAACTTGATAAGCTTAAATATCAAACGGATAGAACTTTTAGTGGTTCTACAACATACGCACCAACAGGAGAACAACTCGGAATGTTGTATGACGACATTATTGCAGGTAAACTTGATTCAACTGGCAGTTTTGCTGCACATAACAAAGCTGTTAAAGACGCAAATCCAAAACCATGAGTACTTTAGCCGTTGGCACAATTAAAAGCATTTCATCTGCTGCACCAGTATTTCAAAATACAAGTGGAACGGAAAAAGGACAGCTTGCAAAAGCTTGGTTAAATTTTAATGGAACAGGTACTGCTGCGATAAGAGACTCTTTTAATATTTCATCAATTACAGATAATTCTACTGGCGACTTTACGATAAACATTACAACAGCTATGGCAGACGCAAATTATTCTGTTACTGGTGGAATTGGAACAACTACAGGTAATAATTGTTTCCTATTTGTTTTAACTGAACAAAATACAGCTAAATCTGCTTCGGTTTTTAGAATAAATACATTAGGAAGTAATACTTACATATTGTCTACAGACCCAGAGCATTGTTATATAGCT